TCATGGGTAGGTGGAAGATTAGTTGCAGCTCGTAATAAAGGACATTTAAAAAACAAAGGTGCTGGTGCTTTAGACATAAAAGGTGTTGCTGATAAGTTTAGTGGTAGAGGTGAATTGGAAAAAGCATATAATTTTGCAATGAAAGACCTCACCGATGCCATAAAATCACTTTCAGAACCACAAAGACAGAAGATTTTTAAGGATGGTGCTTGTTTTATGAATCTTGAAGTGATATATCCAACATCAGTCAATGTAATTCCTTACGGACAACCACTATTAGTGTTCCATGGAACGATGGAATATGATGATGAAGGTAATGCAATAGGTGAAAATCAAGGAGCAGCAAAAATCCTTGCAGGTATGATTAAACAAATAAACAAAGATGTTCAAGATAATTACACAATTCAAGGACCTCCTGTTCTTTCTTTACCAAAATCACAAGACCTTTCATCTAAAAAAGGAAAATATACTGCCAAAATTTCAAAATTACAAAAAGAATTCGGTTTGAAAGATACTGATGGTGTTGCTGAGTATCATCAAGCATGGTGGAATGATTATATTAACAAAAAATCACCATCAATGTTGGATAATAAAACCAAAATGGGATTAGTCAAGAGATGGGCATTTGGTGACAAAGGGTTTCGAATCGATAGTAAGAACATAACTGATGAAAAAGTGTTAAATTGGGCACTAACAACCGATAAAGAAGACCAAGCCAAAATCACAAAACAAAACCTAATGAAATTTGAAGATATTTTCTTAGGAGTTGGAGCAGAAGTTCTACAATTCACATCATCAGTATTGACTGTAAATCCTAATGCTGCAATCCGAGATATGAAAAAGAGATTAGACCAGACAATTAAGGAGGTTGAAAAATCAGGAGACCCTAAAAAGATTGAAAAATTAAAATTAGAGTTGAGAAGATTAGAAGCAATTGGTGGAGCTGATAAAATTGTTCCAAATGAAGGTATAGTTTTTACATATCAAGGTAAAACTTTTAAATTGACTGGTGCATTTGCTTCACTAAATCAAATTTTGGGTATATTTTACGCTTAAAATATCACTTTATTCATTTTTATATATTTATATATAATGTATAACCTAATGTATAACAATGAGTAAAGAATTTCAACGAAAATATATGCACCCAACTCGTAGAAAGTTGGTAGATATGATTCAAACTGGTGAGTATGATAATAATACTCAAATTGGTTGGACAAAAACCGAAGAACAACGAAATGTTGGTGATATTTGGGAGGATGAATTTTACAGATACGAAAAAAAGGAAGGTTATACCATTAAAACTGGAAAAAACCACGAAGCCTTACAAGAAATTCGTAATTATTTAAATCTTAAAAAGGAATGTAGTAATCCAAGTTGTAAAAAGATTAAAAAAACTAAAAATGATGAAAAATTAATACAAAAAACTGGATATTGTATTAATTGTTTGGCAGACATAGAACATAATTTCAGAGGGGCTGGGATTTGGAAAGAATATGAAGATTTTAGAATCTATACTCGTATGATTGTAGAAGGTAAAATCAAATTGGAGGAATTAAAACACTCATTAACTGAATTAAAACCTTATTATGAATTTATTAATGAGGATGGAACGATTGAAAAATGGAGTTTACCAAAATCAGTTGATGAAGTAAAGGTTGAAATTCAAGAAATTATTGATAATGGTGAAATTGAATTAAAAGAAGTTGTAGAAAAACGAAATGAAGCTTTCGAGGTTATAAAAGAACACAAATTAGAACACTATTTATAGTAAAGGAGTTTTTTTATGAAAAATGGAAATGTATCGTTTCTATTATTGGTTTTAATATGTTTATTGGCATATAATATTTATTCTACTAAACAACTAAAAACGGATATAGAAATGTATAACCAAAAAATCGATAGTATTCAACACAATATAGATTCGGTTGTACTTGTAAATAAAAATTTAGATTTAAAAATAGATAGTATATCTTCCGAAATTGGGTTATTAGATACTGATATTACATCAGTTAATACAAACATAAGAAATATAAAGGTAAATACAAATGAAAAAGTTAATTCTGTTAATAAGTTTAATTTTAGTGACCTTAACAAGTTTTTCACAGACCGTTACGAATCAGACTCAAACTGATACTATTGTAGCACTAAAAATTCCTACTGCAAAATTAATCATCAAAGATTTAATTAAAGGGGATGGTGCACTCATTGAGTTAGAGGAAACTAAAAAGGTTCTTTCATTAACAAATCAAAAATTAGTACTTAAAGATGAAATAATTTTCACTTTAAATTCTAAAATTACTAATTTGGATTATATTATCACACAGAAGGATGAACAATTTAAGTTAGAACGAGAAAAATCTGAATCCCTATTAAAGGAATTGAAATCAGAAAAGAGAAAAACTTTTTTATATAAGGTGGGAACAATTGCTGGTGTTATAGCAGTAGGTGTATTACTTGTAAACTAAAAATAATGCCGAGTTTAAAGGAAATAATAAAGTTAGAGTATCAAAAATGTGCCTCGGACCCAATTTACTTCATGAAGAAGTATTGTATGATTCAACACCCTGTTCGTGGTAAAATTCCTTTTCACTTATACCCATTCCAAGAACGAACTCTTACCGAATTTAAAGACCATAGATATAACATTGTTCTTAAATCCCGTCAGACTGGTATATCTACTCTTGTAGCAGGATTTTCACTTTGGAAGATGTTATTCAACCAAGACTTTAATGTGTTGGTAATTGCAACCAAGCAAGAGGTTGCTAAGAACCTTGTAACAAAGGTTCGAGTTATGAATCAATATCTACCAAGTTGGTTAAAACAAACTACGGTAGAAGACAATAAATTATCCCTAAGATATTCGAATGGTTCTCAAATCAAGGCAACTTCTGCTGCAGGAGATGCCGGCCGTTCTGAAGCCCTATCCCTATTGGTATTTGATGAGGCTGCTTTCATTGATAAAATTGAAGAGATTTGGATATCTGCACAATCTACCTTGTCAACTGGTGGTAATGCAATTATACTTTCTACTCCAAATGGTGTAGGTAATTTTTTCCATAAAACATGGGTAGGTGCAGAAGATGAAACAAACGGATTTAATACAATCCGACTACATTGGTCAGTTCACCCAGAACGAGGACAATCGTGGAGAGATGAACAAGAAAGATTATTAGGACCGAAAGGCGCCGCTCAAGAATGTGATTGTGATTTTGTTTCTTCAGGTGATACTGTTATCGACCCACAATTACTTACTTTTTATAAAGAATCTTTTTGCCAAGACCCAATTGAAAAAACTTGGATAGACCATAATCTATGGAGATGGGAATACCCTGATTACAACAAAGGATACATGGTTGTAGCTGACGTTGCTAGGGGTGATGGTGGTGACTTCTCTGCATGTCATGTCTTTGATGTTGAAACCGCTACACAAGTTGCTGAATATAAAGGAAAGATGGATACAAAGGATTTTGGAAATTTCTTAGTATCCCTTTCTACTGATTATAATGAGGCTCTATTAGTAATTGAAAATGCAAACATTGGTTGGGCAGTAATTCAACAAGTAATCGATAGAGGTTATTCAAATCTATTCTATATGAGTAAGGATTTAAAATATGTAGATGTTCAACATCAACTACATAATAAATTCAGAGCAGAAGAAAGAGGTATGGTTGCTGGATTTTCAACTACAATGAAAACTCGTCCACTTATTGTTTCCAAATTAGAACAATACATTAGAGAAAAAGAAGTGACAATCCGTTCTACTCGTTTGATAGATGAATTATTTACTTTTATATGGACAGGAAACCGAGCAGAAGCAATGAGAGGATATAATGATGACCTTGTAATGGCTTTAGGAATTGCTCTTTGGGTTAGAGATACAGCACTTCGTTTGAGACAAGAAGGTGTTGATTTAACTAAACGAACTCTTGGTGGTATACAACAACACTCATTCACATTAGATGGGTTTGGTGGTAATTCATCAATTGATTCAAATCCTTGGTCTATGAAGATTGGTAATCAAGATGAAGACCTAACTTGGTTGATAAAATAATAGGTTATTATTGGAAGTATATATTTATAGTAGAAGGAGACCCTATTATGATAAAGTTAAAAAATATTTTAAATAAAAAACAATCCATCAAAGAAAATACTGATGGTTATGTTCAAGATTATCCATTTGATGCAGCAGAACATAATTTTTTAGATTATGACGAACTTGATGTTGAAGAAGAGGATGAAGAGGATTTTCTAAATTTCTTAAAATCATACACAACCGAACTTACGGAAGCAAATTGTAATTGTGTATTTGAAGCCGAATATCAGGGTAGAGAAGTGAAGTTGGGAAAACCAATGGCAGGTGATGTTAAGAAATTTAAGGTATATGTAAAAAACCCACAAGGAAATGTTGTAAAAGTAAACTTTGGTCAAAAGGGTGTAAAAATTAAAAAGAACAATCCTGAAAGAAGAAAATCTTTTAGAGCAAGACACAATTGTGAATCACCAGGGCCAAGACACAAAGCAAGATATTGGTCATGTAGAAAGTGGTAAAATAAAAATAATAAAGGTTATAATATAAATTAGGAAAACAAATGGCAGATACTTCATTTTTCGGTAGATTATCCAAACTCTTTTCATCAAAGGCAATTGTTACAGTTGACAAGGATGGTAAGAGAAGGGTAGTTGATACTGATGAAAGACAACAAACGAACTTATCATCGTTAAGGGATAGATACACGAAACTACAAAAATCCTTTTACGAGCAGGCTGGTGGTGCCCAATCAATGGCATATCAGCAAGTTCGTAGAGAGGTTTTTCGTGATTATGATGCAATGGACCAAGACCCAATCATTGCTTCTGCATTAGATATTTATGCAGATGAATCTACACTTAAAAACGAATTTGGAACAATCCTTTCAATTCGTTCGGATAATAATAGAGTTCAAGAATCCTTAGAGAATTTATTCTATGATATTTTAAATGTTGAATTCAACCTATGGCCATGGACACGAAATATGTGTAAGTATGGTGACTTTTTTCTTGGGTTGGAAATTTCAGAAGGAAAGGGTATTGTAAACGTAACTCCACACTCGGTTTATAATACCGAGAGACTAGAACTTATAGACCCAAATAATCCAAACGCTGTAAAGTTTAAGATTACCGAAGATCCTAATGGAAAAATGGAATACGATAATTTTGAAATTGCACACTTCAGATTATTATCCGATACAAACTGGCTTCCATACGGTAAATCTATGATTGAAAATGGTAGACGATTATGGAAACAATTATCCCTTATGGAAGATGCCATGTTGATTCACCGAATCATGAGAGCACCTGAGAAAAGGGTATTCAAAATTGATATCGGTAACATTCCACCACAAGAAGTTGATAACTATATGCAACGAATTATCAATAAGATGAAGAAAGTTCCTTTTATTGATAGAAATAGTGGTGAGTATAACTTGAAATATAATATGCAAAACCTAACAGAAGATTTCTTCTTACCAGTTCGTGGTGGAGATAGTGGAACTTCTATTGAAAATATTTCAGGTTTGGATTATGCAGCAACTGAAGATATTCAATATCTAAAAAACAAACTATTTGCAGCCCTTAAAATTCCTAAAGCATATTTGGGGTATGATGAGAATGTAAATGGTAAGGCTACTCTTGCAGCAGAGGATGTTCGTTTTGCTAGAACTATTGAAAGAATCCAACGAACAATCATATCAGAATTATCAAAGATTGCAATTGTTCACTTGTATTCATTAGGTATTCAAGATACAGAAATGACAAACTTTGAATTAAACTTGATTAACCCATCTACTATTTACGAACAAGAACGAGTAAACCTATGGTCTGAAAAGGTAAGATTAGCAACTGATATATCCTCTTTAAATATGTTATCTAAAGATTGGGTATATGAGAATATCTTTAAATTGGCAGATGGTGAACAAGAAATTCAGAGAGTTAAAATTATCAATGACATTAAAGATAAATTCAGATATCGTTCTATTGAAGACCAAGGTAATGACCCTGCTATGCAGAATGAACCTGAAGATGTTGAAGAATCTCTCAATAAACTTAAAACTGAATTAGAAGCAACTAAAGATAAAGGGGGAAGACCACGAGAAGGAAACACTTATGGTAAAGATAAATCACCATTTGGTAGAGACCCACTTGGTGATAAGGAAAATAATAATGTGTTAAAAAACCGAACATCTGAACAAACTGCCTTGAAATATATTAATGGTATTTCTTCAAAAAGAAAATATCTACATGAAACAAAAGGTATGTTAGATGAATCAAATATACTAGATAATCAATAAAAATAACAAATCAAAAAAATATTTATATTTATATAAGAGTTTTTGAGTATATCAAAATAAATAATTGAGTAAATATGAAAAAAATTAAACATTCTAAATTTAAAAATACGGGTTTTCTATTTGAACTATTAACCCGTCAAATAACTTTAGAGATATTAAACAACTCTCCTGAGAAGGCTAAAAAAATTGTAGCAGAATTCTTTGGTAATGGGACTGAATTATCTAAAGAACTTCGTCTATATAAACTTTTAATAGATGAAAAGTATAATACAGAATCTAAAGCTGAAAAGTTTATTGATGCTATATTAGAGGCGAGAACCAAACTCGATGAACAAAAACTCATTAAAGAAAAATATAATCTTGTAAAGGCAATTAAAGAAACATTTGAAATTGATAATTTCTTAACTTCACCTGTAACAAATTATAGAGTATTGGCTTCAATTCATAAATTATTTGAGGCTAAAAAATCCGATATTTCCGATATAAAAGATATATTTGATTCAAAATTAACATTGGTAGAACATATATCTACATCAAGTCCTACGTTAAAGCAAAAAGAAGATAGACTGGTTGAAGATTATAAAAAACAAGAAAAGGATCTTCGTTTACTTACTTATAAAATCCTTCTTGAAACATTTAATAAGAAATATTCAAATCTCAATGATGTTCAAAAAAATTTATTGAGAGAGTATATTAATAATGTTACCAATACATCTAAATTTGGTGAGTATTATTCTAATCAATTAAAACTAGTTGTAACTGAATTACATTCCATTTATACAAAAATGGAAGATAGAATTACAAAAATCAAATTGAAAGAAACTATTAATGTATTAAAGACACAAAAAATTGGTAAGAAAGTTACCGATGAACAAGTTTCTTCTTTAATGATGGCGTATGAATTGGTAAAGGAAATAAAAAATGTTAAAAAAAGAATCTCTTAAAAAATACATAGACGAACTTATTCACGAGGTTGAAAAGGAGTTAGAAGAATCCAATGTGACAGGTAATGTTGATGGATATCAGACTCCTCATGCTTTTTCACGTAAATCCGATTCCCAGAGAAGAAAGAAAATTGCAACTCAATTAGGGTATTCGGTAGTTGATAATGATGTAGATAATATTACCGAAACAAATCTTCAAGACATAGAAAAACAATTAAAGGGATTACCAAATGGGGCTAAAGTTTCAGGTGGTGGTTATGGTCCTTTTGTTAAAATGGGTGCAAATAGTTTTAAAAATAAAATTAGTGGTAAACTATATCATTCTGCTGCTCTTGCATCTCATATCGGAAACTTTAAGGATTTTAAAATAAACGAGTCTATAACCGAAAATCGTTGGTTAGAATTAAAGAATGATACATCAATGCATGCTAATAAAAAATTGGCAGTTGGATTGAAAGAATTAAAATACCAATTAGCAGAAGTTGAAAAGTTTTTTTCTTGGTATAACAAGATTAAAAACATCAATGAGTTGGATTCTGATAACTATTGGAAAAGAACCAATACCCATATTTATAAAATAAAAGAAAGATTAGTTAAC